CACGTCACGCATCCTTCTCTGTAGATTAGACCTTCAACTCCGCAAGAAGGACACGTTTTGTCCGACTGTGATTTAGTTCCATCAGGAATGTACGTCTTCAAAACGCGCGAGATCGCCTTCGAAAAAGACTGCAATCCACTGAGTCTATCCTTTTGCAACTGTTCGACGATGTACTGAACTGGAACGCCGTGTCGCAACGCAAGGGACAACGTCCTCGTCATCGCGCCATGATTAGGATTCGAAAATAATTCAACAACGTTTTTAAACACGAGCTCGTCGTCGTCGCCCAAAGGAATGCTTAAATTATAAGTAGCGACTCCGTCTTTCTTGCCATTCTTGATTAGAATACCTGACTTCGATTTCTTCGGCACCTCGACGTGTTGCGATAAGCCACAAAAAATTTCGTATGGCAGGCCTGCTAACTTACCAACCAATACGAGATAGCTCTCGTTGTCACCACCTGACCGGACGTTAATTCTGTGAATATCACATGATAATTCTTTGGGCCGCTTTGGTGCGTGATTTTCTATCAGCGTTTCCGGCTGACTAGCAACATCTACCTTCTTCTCAGAGGGCTTCGTCTCGGCCACTAGAACACCGGTTCGGCAACCATCACGATAAACCGTGAAACCTTTACAACCCGATTCCCAAGCAGACATATAAACCTCTGCGACGAGCTCCCTAGAAGCATCGTTAGGAAGATTACAAGTTTTGCTTATTGCGTGACACACCCATCGTTGCGCTGCGGCCTGCAATTTCACAGAATTCTTCCAGTCAACGTCGTTGGCAGTTCCACCGTGATACGGAGACTCTGCTACATCTGCCTCGGTCTTGTGATTGACCTCCATCCATTTCTTGAATGCATGGTGGTAGACAGTGTATTCCTGCCACTTATCTCCGAGTGGATCAACGAAGTCGACCCGAACCGAGGGATCATCACCGTTGACCTTCTTACGACGCTTGTAGAACAACATAAAGGCCGGTTCGATACCGGAGGTTGTTTGGGTAAGAACTGATACAGATCCAGCTGGAGCTGTCGTGGTGAGAGCAATATTACGACGACCGTGCTTTTTATAGGCATCGACGAGGTCGGGTTCTGCCTCAAGGATCTGCTGGATGAATGGTTGTTTCTCTTCGAGCTTGTGAGAGAAGACTGGAAATGCTCCGCGCTCCGCGGCCATTTGAATAGACGACTTATAGGCATTGACGCACATAGATTGATAAATCGTCTCTGTCATTTCAATCGAAATATTGGTTCCATAGACAAAATTTAGCGCTGCAAGTGTATCACCTATTGCTGTCACACCTAATCCGGTGCGGCGGCCACCTGCAGTTGCTGTCTTAATTTTTTCCCACAAATTGATCTCTGCGAGTTTCACAGCTTCCGGCTCAGGATCTTTTTTAATCTTATTGATGATCTTATCGACAGCCTCAATCTCAAGGTCAACCAAGTCGTCCATTAACCTTTGTGCCTTTTGAACGACGCTCTTGAATCCGACGTTGTCAAATGAAGCCGTAGATGTGAATGGATTTTTGACGAACTTATAAACGTTGACAAGAAGCAACCTACAGGAATCGTACGGAGATAACACGAGCTCGGCGCACGGATTTGTTGAAACGTTTCCATATCCAACAGACGCATAAGCCTCGGTCGGAGTGCGCTTCTTTACTGTATCCCAAAAGAGCAGGCCTGGTTCCGCTGAACTCCACGCTGCGTCGATGATTTGATCCCAAATTTGCTTGGCCTTGACTTGCTTGGTGACCTTGGCTTGTTCAACCGGTACATCCACGGGCCACTGCAGTGTAAAAGATGCATCATCTTTAACTGCCTGCATGAACTCATCAGTGAGACGAATTGAAATATTTGCACCGGTCACCTTCTTCAGATCTCGTTTGATGTTAATGAAGGTCTCAATTTCTGGATGGATAATCGAAATGGTAGTCATCAAGGCCCCTCGGCGGCCGCCTTGCGCAACTTCGCGGCAAGTGTTTGAAAACCTTTCCATGAACACGCCGATTCCATCAGTTGTTCCAGCTGCATTTGCTGTACTCAATCCTTTAGGACGAATTGTAGAGATGTCAAAGCCTACACCACCTCTCCTCTTCATGATCTGTGCCTGTTCTTGATCGGTGAAGAGGATTCCGCCGTAGGAGTCCTGTGGAGGATCAATCACGAAACAGTTTGAGAGTGACTGGAGTTTGTGCGGATTGCCCATAGCAGACATTGGAGAACCTTGCGGAACGACTGCGCCGAAGCCACGAGATTCCTTTGCTAGCTCCTTAAGGGACATCACAGCTCTCTGTGAGATGTCGATGTGTTCTACATCAGCGAGGAGGCAGAAGATCTCCTTCTCAGACATCGGATTCGGATACTTGGCCTCGATTCGAGCAAACTCACGAGCCAGTCTAAGATGCATGTCTGTGGGTGTCAACTCATGAAGTTTACCTGTCGCATCTCTCAGCGCGTATTTATCAACAAATACGCTTGCTGCCAACTCATCTCCGCCAAAATACTTTAAAGACGCCTTAATTGCTTCATCACGTGTGTACGTCATATTTTTCTCTTTTGCGTGGATTCTAACTATACAACATTTGCTAAAGAAATGCTAGCTTCAAAGTTAGTTTTCTTTGCTGGAAGTTCTTTTTTTAATTCTTCCCACTTTGCTTTAAGTGCCTTCTTCTGAGCAACATCATCGTCTGCTTTGGAGTCTTCAAGTGTGCCAGCTTGGCCAACGACTTCAAACTTGCTTCTCGCAGTGTCAATCTTGATTGGATATACTAGACCATCTCTTCCTGCACGATTTTTTGCGACGAATAGACGACCCCAACCCGTTGCCTTCTCATGGGACTTACGAGAGATAGAAAGAACGACATCTGCGACCATTGCCTTGCCGTAAGCTTCCGACATATTACTTAAATCGACTATTTCACTACTTGACCCTTCTTTATTGGATTGCGATGCAGTCCAAATTGGAATCCCTTTTTCTGATGCAAAACTTCTAAGCTCTTCATAAACAAGCTTTAATTCATGCCTCAAAGAATCGAACTGCCTCGTAGACCTCATGATGTCTGCATAATCAATGATAATTACATCGGGACGAAAACCTTTAACGTCAAGCCGCTCAATGTGAGAGCGAACTGTGTAGATAGACGCAGTATTGGTTGGAAATTCTTTGATGATGAGTCGACCTAGCTTCATATCTTTATATTTTTCCATGACCTCATTCTTGCGATCGATGACTTGATTGGAATCTATGTCACAGAGGTTTGAATCATATCTGACACCGACAGCAGTTTCAGAAAGCTCAAAGGTATAGTGTAGAACGTTTTTGCCTTCTTTTAAAGCGTTAGCGCCAAGCATAGTGAGAAAGTGAGATTTACCTACACCTGTTGCAGCTACTATGACGCCAATCTCGCCAGATCCTAAGCCGCCGTTTAAAATATCTTTTCTATCAATTTCATCAATACCCGTTGAGACGCAGTTTCTTTGAAGACGCGTGAATCTAGCTTCATAATCAGTAAAAAAGTCGTGCCCCAGCTGGGGGGCAGTTCCAACTAGAACTGCTTTCTTAATGGATTCTACGATAGATTCGTAACGTTCTGCAGCAATTTGATCAACTGCATCTTCGAGGGCTTTCTTAAGGGCTTGCTTTCGACAGAAATCAAGCGACTTATCTTTCACAAACTGTAAGTCTCCTGGATCTGGGTTTGCTTTCATCCTCTGCAAATAATCAATAATCTGATCTCGAAGAATGATGTCAGTGCCTGTCTTAAGATCGTCTCTTATAATCGTGATTAAGAGCTGCAAGGTAGGGAAAACTTTGTACTTCTTTGCGTAAGAAAAATAACGGTCTGAGAGAAATTTGAGATAATTGACCTCAAAATAGCCGTTATTAATTACTTCCATCATCTGTTCTGCCCACTTTGTGTCAGTGAGCAGAGCTTGCACAAGCTTTTCTTGAAAAGTCTTGCCAAACTGTCCAAAAGAGACAACTCCAGTCTTCGGCATTTGTTCACTATCAGTCATGATGTGTCCTTGTAGCGTTCTTTAATCCTTCGATGCAAGAAAAATCGTAAAAGAATCTATCAACATCAAAGTCATTGATTCCTTCTTTTATCAGCGACCTGATAAGCTCAATCCTATTCGCTCGAGGCACAAATGTATCCAGCGCATTTTGAAGCCTTGATGTTTGATCTCCAGAGAGCATACTTCCGTCTAAATAAACAAGGTTCCAATTTCTTTGCACAGCACTCGATTCGTTGTGCACTCTCTCGTAAATAACACTTTCCGAGGCATGGCTCGCTGCATAATTAAGCACATCCTGCAAGATGACAGCGTCTTCTTTACCTAAGAATGGAAATTTAGAAGAAACTGTTTTGTAGCCTAAGCCTTTTATGCCCGGTATGTTATCCGAAGAATCTCCGCACAGTGCTTTTGCTATTGCAAAATTATTAACATGAATTCTATACTCTTTAAGAACATCTTCGCTAGTGACGATCTTCTTCTTGTGGGTTGAATAGATCTGAGTCTTTTCGTCTAGAAGTTGAAGCATATCTTTGTCGGAAGACACTATAATCTTGGCAGCGGATCTAAACGGTCCTTTGCATAAAAAAGCGATGATGTCGTCACCTTCGCAGCTGTCGACATATACTTGACAGACAGGTATCTGTTTCAACATTCTAAGCAGCGACATGAGCTGATCTTTTTTGTTCTTATCTGTGTCAGGAATATCGTCTCCGTAAAATCTATTTAATTTCTCAGGGCGTTTATTCATCTTATATTCAGGAAATAATTTGCGCCTCCTTTGAGAACCTCCTCCTTCCCAAGCGATATACACGGAAGAGGGCGACAATTCTCTAACTAAGCGCTGCAGAGTCTTAAGAAATCCTACGCATCCTCCTACTTGATGTCCATGTGACGACATCTGAGGAAAAGCTGCCCAAGATCGAACAAATAAATTCATGCCATCGACTAGTAGAATGGGCCTCATAATGCTATAATTGCGCGCGAGCGCTTACCTTTACAAAGGGTAAATTATCAGAGAATTTGAGAAGCAATTAAACAGCCACGAGCTACTGCATGAAGTGGATCAGAAGCATGTCGAACTTCTTTTACAGTGAGCGGAAATGCATTTTGCTCAAGCTTGACTCTAAAATGATCAATAAATCCCTTCGGCTTTGAAGTACCGCCTGCAAGAATGACAGGAATGGGGTCCTTAAACTTTGGCAAGGATTTGCTATCCTCTAAAGCACTGCTAAGCTGTTTGGTAGTGTAGTCGATGAGCCTATCATAGTATGAAGCAACAGCAGCAAGTACCTGATTTTCATTGTCTTGGCCAACTGTGAATTCACCGTTTTCTTTCTCGGCTTGCACAACAGAATCAGTCTCGCCAGTAGCCACAGCTGCCATGCGATCAATCCAATCGCCTGACTTAGTTGTGGAGAACTTTAAAATTGGTTCACCATTAAGCATGACACAGACATTAACCATGCCTGCACCCCACGAGAGCGCGATGCCGGTGTAATCATCATTTGCTAATTCAGAATAGCAAAGAGCTTCTGCTTCATTGATAGATTTAGCATCATATCCGCACTCAGAAAGCACTGTCTTGACAACGTCTTCGTGATAACCCACATCAAAATCTTCATCTTCCTGATCAACTGGTTGCGCAGGTATACAAAAGACTAACTTTTCTCCTTGCACTTCTGCCTTGCCAGCAACTTCTTTTAGTATGTAAGACAAAATTCTTCTAGCCTCTTTTTCCTTGGAAGAGACTACGCCTTTGTGCATGGGACGCTTTGCAGAATCGTTTCTCTCGACCGCCTTTTCAATTGCATCTTTACCAAGAATGATGAAAGAACCGTCAGCGTCTTTTACAAAGACTTTTCCTGCCAAACCTTTCTCAATCATCTTCGTTGCGATAGGTGTCGTAGGTTTGATGATATAGAAAGCATCTCTGAAGTCTTTATAGACAACTTTTCCTTTACTGCCTTCTGATGCTAAAACAACAAAAGATGTACCTACGTCTAGACCTTTAGCCATAATTAACCCTTCTTTTTCTTAAACTTGACAAGCTTAGCAGTTTCACTTGTAATATCATCGCTTGATTCAGAATTTACACCTAATTCTCCGCTTTTCTGAAATGTTTCGGTAGAAACTTTAGTAACGAATTTGCTGTCGTCTATAGAAAATTTCTTTTTCAAGCGTTCTTGATTTTCTTCTTGTCTAATTTTATCGACAAAAGAATCAAGCTTCTTATCTTTCTTAAAGAAGCCTATGATATAATCAATTCTTCCAAGCATATAACCCGAGATAAAAAGAAAAAAACTTAAAATTTCGTTAGATTTCACAAATCCTCGTTCTATTAAATATCATGTTGAAGAAATACCTGTACTTCCAAATCCACCTTCTCCTCGCTGCGTTTCTGCAACCACCTTAGTTTTTTGAAAGATGGCTTGAAAAATAGGGAAAAATAAAAGTTGTGCAATCCTATCGCCTTTTTTAACAATAAATTCTTCCTTACCTGCGTTATGAAGAATGACCTTCACCTCCCCGCGGTAATCACAATTATGAATCAAAGAACCATTGCAAAAAAAGTTGTGATTATTTTCAACCGTTAAATCGTAACAACGTTTTTTGTCTGTTTCAATTTTTTGAATTTTCAAAAATTTCATAAATTTCTTTTATTACAAATTTTGCTTCATCTATTGACCAACATAATCTATAAGATGCTGAATTTTCAATCGTCCAAATTTCTGCAGACAATATCGTGATCAAAAGCTATTTGATCTGTTTCAGTGATATCTCTTGCTTTTTTTGGACCGTTAGCCGTATAAACAATAGTTCCAGGAGTTACAGATAATTTTTGTCCGTTCTCTAAAGTAAACACAATAACATCTTTAATTCCTACATCAACAACAGCTGTCACAATGTCTTTCTCAATCTCTAATGTAGATTCATTGAAAGAAAAAATAGCTTCATTTATTGAAATATCATGAACCTTTTTTCTACCTGAGACAGTTGAAATAACGCTTTCTTCTGAAAAGCAATCAACAATTCCTGGCGCATTTAGCACCTGGATACCATTCTTTGCCGCTAAACCTGAACGAGAGCAAACCATTGCACCAAATCCATTTGGAATTTCAAGTTTAATCCCGGTGCCGACAACAACCCTAGATCCAGGCGGAATGACAACATCATCAGTCGACTTCAAATCACAAGCCGCAGAACCGGGTGTTTGATATTTCGGTATTTGTGAGTCGTCATCAGTTAAGACTTTTACCCAAATAGGATTTGTGAAGCGCTCACTCATCTGCATCCTCTTCATCATCTTCAATGACTGTGTTCTCGTCGTGAGGTGGTCCGCTGACAATTGTTAATGCTGAATCAACTACCTCCATGATCCATGGACCGTGCTTGTCGTCTCTGAGCAAAGCGCCAAAGTCGCTTTTATAGAACTTCTTCTCTAGAATGACTTCACCAGTTTTGTCGTCGACTACACTTAATTCCTTCCACGCTCCTTCACCAGAAATATTGATGACTTTTCCCTTGCGCTTAACAGGACCTACATCCTTACAGTGATTTCTAACTTCATCAAAGATGTATTCGTCTTCAACGATACCCTTGCCGAAGATGATGTCGAACTCACACTTGCGGAATGGAGGTGCAACCTTGTTCTTCTTTACAGTGCAGAT